GACGCTATAGTAAAGATGTTTTCTGCTTTACGAAATAAAAAATTTAAGCTCGATACAGGTTTTAGTCCATTTTCATATTTTACTACAATTGCTTTTCATGCATTTATTAATCGTATTAAAAAAGAAAACAAACATCATGAAGTTTTAAATGAATACAAAGAAAAAGTTTATACTGATCATATGATTGACCCCGACAAGGTAGGTGGCGCTCATATATATGTTGACCCCGGTACTACATGTGATGAGGATAATTATAACTCTACTCAGTGAAAAATATTGATATTGATGTAAAATCTGAAAATGTTTGCTGTATAGCCGATTTACATATCGGCGTACATCAAAATAGTATTTTTTGGCACGAAACTGCTATAAAATGGGCTAACTGGCTAAAAGGAGAATTAGATAAAAAGCAAATTAAAGATATTTTTATTCTCGGCGATCTCTATCACTATAGAGATGAAATTGCTGTAAACACGATTCATGTTGTTAATGAAATTCTCAATATTTGGTCATCTTTTAATATCGTAGTTTTAGTTGGTAATCATGATGCATTTTATAAGGATCGGTCTGATATTAATTCTCTTTCTATTTTAAGCGGCTGGAAAAACATCACTGTTATCAGTGAAACAACACTAACTACATTATACGGAAAAAAATGTAGTTTTGTCCCCTGGGGTGCAGGTATTGATAAGATAGAATTTTCAGATATTATATTTGGGCATTTTGAAATAGAAAGCTTTAAGATGAATAGCCATAAGCATTGTGATCACGGTATTAAAACTTTAGAATTACTTGAACGGGCCTCACTAGTAATGACGGGGCACTTTCATCTTAGAGAAGAACGTCAGTACGATAAGAGATTTATTGTTTATGTGGGTAATCCCTTTGAAATGGATTTCGGTGATATTGACTCTACTAAAGGCTATTATATTCTCAATATATCTACTCAAAAATTTAATTTTTACGAAAATGCGCTATCCCCTGCGCATAAAAAAATACTTTTATCTGAGATTACCGGAAAGAAAATATCTAATAAAACAGATTTAAAAGACATAATTTTTAATAATATAGTTAAAATAATCATAGATAAAAAAATTAGTAGCGATAATATTGACGTCCTTATTCAAAAACTTTCCTCATATAAACCATTTAGCATTTCTGTTGATTATTCATTATTTGACAATTCTATTTCCGTTAACGATGAATCGAACGTTGATTTATCTGGGGTAGATATGCAAAAGACTATAGATGAATTCATTAATATTTTAGATATCGATAAAAAAACGGACGTCTCGAAATACTGTATAGAGTTGTACAAGAAAGCTACCTCTACATCATGAAGAACATTATTTTTAAAAAAATAAGTATTAAAAATTTCTTGTCTGTAGGAAATCAGCCTGTTATTATAGACTTTAAAAAGGGCCTTAATATTATTACTGGATTAAATAAAGACAAAGAAGACAGACGAAACGGTGTTGGTAAATCCACTATTGCTGACGCTATTTACTTTGCGGTATTCGGTGATACGTTAAGAGAGCTTAAAAAAGAAAATATTATTAATAATGTTAACAGGAAAAATTGTGAGATTATTTTAGATATATTTATTAAAAGTATTGACAGCCAGGAAGATATACAAATTATAAGAACTTTAGAACCCTCCAAATGCTTTTTGTATGTTAACGGAGAAGATAAAACGAGAGATAGTATAACCAATACCAATTCTGTAATTATGAGTAAGTTTAATAGTACTCCTGAACTTTTTCAAAACTGTGTTATTATGACGGTTAATAACACCATACCTTTCATGGCTAAGAAAAAGCAAGAAAAAAGAAAATTTATTGAAGATATCTTTAATCTCAGTATTTTTGGTGATATGTTGGATTTATTGAGAACAGATATAACTGAAATAAAAAAGACATTTGATATTGAAGGCACAAGACATGATGAAGTGCAAAAGAATATACTATCATTAGAAAAGCAAAAAGACAATTTAGCTCTTGAAAGAGAGAGAAAAAAAGAAAAATACTCTTCTAGACATAAAAATAATTTACAAGAAATAGACGATATAAATAAAAAATTAGTTAATTTTAAGCTACTAGATATTGTTTCTCTTTCTTCTGAAATAAAAGAACAAGAAAATAATTTAGAAAAAGTTAATAAAAAACTTCAAGATTTAAGACACTTTATTTCTGAAAAAAAGACTTTAATAACCCAATCATCTAAGAAATTAGGTATCGTTGGCACTGATAAAGAAATATGCCCTACTTGCTTACGAAATATACAGGATGTAGATAGAGATCATATTAAGAATGAAATTAAAAAGATTAAAAAAGAAATATCAGATGATGAAAACAATATACTGACTCTTACCAAAGAAGTAAATCAATATGAAACACTACAACAGCGTGTTAATTTTAAAATACAAAAAATACGCGATGATGTTAATAGTACAAAACATAAGCAAATAGAGAAAGAGACATTAGAATCGAGACTATCTCAACTAAACAAATGGCAATTAGAATTAGAACAGGATTTAAAAGACTTAGTTAAAGACGACAATGCCTATGATTTGTTAATTCAGGAACAACAAGACAACCTTATACAAATTAAACAAAAAATAGAGCAAATAAAAGATAGATTACATACTTTAGATATAGTTAAATTCGTCATTTCTGAAGAGGGTGTAAAATCGTATATTGTAAAAAAAATTCTTCAACTTTTTAATAGTAAATTAAGTTATTATCTAAAGAAGATGGATGCTAACTGCATTTGTACTTTTAATGAATATTTTGAGGAGCAGATAATAGATAATAAGGGTAAAGAGTGCTCTTATTTTAATTTTAGTGGTGCAGAACGTAAAAATATTGACCTCGCATGTCTATTTACTTTTATGGATATCAGAAGACTTCAAGGCGACGTTTCTTTTAATTTTAGTATATACGATGAACTATTTGATTCAAGCTTAGACGAAAAGGGCGTGGATCTAGTTATTGGTATATTAAAAGAAAGAGTTGAGAAATATAAAGAATGCATTATGGTTATAAGCCATAGAAAAGAAAGTATTAAAGCCGCTACCGGAGAAATTATCTTTCTTGAAAAAACTAACGGAATTACAAAAAGAGTTGATTATAAAGAATATAATTAATAAATCGTATTCATGATAGCATCTCCTTTTGTTCAGCCTTTTGCTTCACCTTTTGTTCAACCTTTTCCTACATTTCAAACCAGTCAACAAGATGCTCTTCCTCGCCCACCGGAGTTGGATCTTAATAGATGCTTAAATTACTACGCCGACTATAGCGGGTGCGGTTTTTGGCGTTTAATTTGGCCGGAGCATCTTCTTAATGCGCATAATAAAATGGTCGTCCATGGTAGTACTGTCATGTGCTTTGATCCGAACTATTATAGGGGGGTTAAAACTATAAGAATACAGAGACAAGCTACAACCCAGCAGCTAAAATTTGTACAGTTCTTAAAGGAACTAAGCTCTAAAATTGGTTTTCGATTAATTTATGAAATAGATGATTTAGTTTTTAGTGAAGATATACCTGAGTATAATAAATTTAAACCCGCTTTTACTGACCCAGAGATACGTAGAACGGCTCAAACTATTATGGAACTATGTGATGAAATTACAGTTACATGTAATTTTATGAAAGAGTATTATCAGAATAAGACTAAGAACAAAAACGTTACAGTTATTCCTAATTACCCACCGAAATGGTGGATGGGGCATTTTTATAATGAAAAACGTATTTCTGATAACTATGATAAATATAAAAGTAAGCCGAGAATATTGTATGCAGGATCTGGCGCACATTTCGATGTTGATAACCGTGTAAATCAAAATGATGATTTTAGACACGTATTAGATGCAATAGTAAAAACGAAAGACAAGTTTCAATGGATTTTTCTCGGTGCTTTTCCTCTTCCCTTAAGACCGTATGTAATGAATGGTACTTTCGAATTTCATCCTTGGGCTAATTTATACAACTATCCTGAAAAAATATATAACTTAAATACGAATATGTTAGTTGCTCCTCTTCAAGACAATACTTTTAACAGGGCTAAGAGTGACTTGAAGTATATTGAAGCTAGTTGTTACGGTCTCCCTATTGCTTGCCAAGATATAGTTACGTATGAGGATGCTCCTATTAAATTTAAAACAGGAGAGGAAATGATTGAACGGGTAGAAGAGGCTTTAGAAAAGAAGGGAAAATATATGAATATTTGCGCTAAAGCTAGAAAAGTTGCAGAAAGCAGATGGCTCGAATCTGAAGATAACATTAACAAATATGTTGAGCTTTACAGCCACCCATATGGTGACCCGCAAAGAATTTTATTAAATAAAATTAATAATATAAAATGAGAAAGTTGTCAAAAAAAGATATAAAAAGATTAGAAGAAGAAGGTAGATTAAGAGATTTAGTTGAAGTATGGGTTGATCGACATAATCATAAACTTGAGTTACTTAGAACACTTACAAGTTTAATTGCTGCAATTTGCTCTACTATAGTTTTATTCAAAATTGTTTTCCATTTCTGATTGTATTCTGCTTTTTTTAAGTTATAATTATTTTTATGTATAGGAACGTGGCCTACATGCCAAAAGATCAATTAATGCGTCTTTTTACTTGGGATGAGAAGGGAAACAGAATTTCATTAGATACAACTTTTGAACCGTATATCTATCTTGAAACAAATAATCACCCCGATACAGTAAGCATTTTTAATACAAAATTAAAGAAAAAAAAGTTTAGAAACCAAGGTGAACGCTCTCGTTATTTAAAAGATAATAAAGTCACAAGAGTATTTGAAAATTTAAATGTGCAACAGCAATTTTTAATTGATAGTTTTTGGAAAGAAAATGAAAAAGACGAATTTACAAAAAACGATATAAAGGTATTGTTTATTGATATTGAAACATATAGTCTGGAGGATTTTCCTAAGCCAGACGATCCCCAGCATCCTATTAATATTATTACAGTTTATGACTCGCTAAGAAAACATTTTATTACCTGGGGATTAAAACCATATCATAAGAAAAATGAGAACCATACATACCTATACTGTAAAACAGAAAAAGATTTATTATCAAAATTTATAAGTTACATTTCATCTGATTATCCTGATATTCTCTCGGGATGGAATAGCGAGTTTTTCGATTTACCCTATATTATAAATAGAATTACCAGAATTCTCGGGGAAGAAGAGACCAGAAAGCTTTCTCCGGTAAATTTTATACGACCTATAGTTTTTACAGGGAAGTTTGGTAAAGAACAAGTACATTGGCATATAGAAGGATTGTCATGTGTTGATTATCTAGACATTTACAAGCGGTTTTGCCCTGTATTGAGAGATTCTTATAAATTAGATAATATCGGTGAAACTGAATTAGGTGAAAATAAGATAGATTACGGAGATACAAATTTATCAAGTCTTGCAGATGATAATTGGGAGCTTTTTGTTGACTATAATGTTCAAGACGTTAATTTATTAGTTCGTCTTGAGACAAAACTTCAATATCTTCAATTATTAAGAATGATAGCTTATGCAGGTCTTACCACGTTTGAAGGCGCTTTAGGTTCTCTTTCCGTTATAACAGGCTTGTGCGCTATTAAAGCGAGAACGCGCGATCAGAGAATACCTACCTTTAATAAAGGGAGTATCAATAACGACCAACAAAACGCTGGTGCTTATGTAAGTGAGCCACGTAGAGGGTTTCAAGAGCATATAGTTTCATTTGATGCAAATAGTCTATATCCAAACGTTATGATTACACTAAACCTTTCTCCTGAAACCAAGATAGGCTCTATTGTCGATAAAACCCAAAAAGATATTACTATCAAGCACGTCAATGGTCAGACTTTTACTATTTCTCACAAAAATTTTGTTGAATTTGTTAAGAAAGAAGAGATAGCTATATCAAAAGCTAAAGTTTTATTTACACAAAAAGAAAAAGGCATTATACCTATAACCGTGGATTACTATTATAAAAAACGAGTTGAGATTAAGAAAAAATTAGCCTCTCTAAAAAGAAAGATTGTAAATCTTGATAAAGAAGATTCAGATTATAAAAAGCTCAAACATGAAATAGATCATTTAAATATAACTCAACATACTATTAAAATTTTAATTAATACCATTTATGGTTATTTTGGAAATAAACACAGCCCTCTAGGAGACGATGAATTAGCTGAGTCAATTACATTAACCGGACAGGCGGTTATTAAGGAATCTAACAGACTTCTAGAAGATTATATTGGTAAGAAAGCTAATTTGTCGTTAGAGGATATTTCTAAAGATACACCAATAATTTATAATGATACAGATAGCTCATACATTTCACTTAGACATATAGTTGGTAAACTAGGTATTAAAATGCTTGATTCAAAAGGGAGGATTACTCAAGAATATTATAAATTAGTTCAAGATATAGAGGATTACTTAAATGAGAATATTATTATATGGGGTAAACAAGCATTAGGATCAAAAGATTGTAGACTCAATTTTAAGAGAGAAGCTATATCAGATAGCGGTGTTTTTCTACAGAAAAAAAGATATGTTCTCAGGGTACTAGATGAGGAAGGTATACCTTGTAATAAATTTAAGTACACGGGTGTAGAAGTAGTACGTACAACAATGCCAGCACCCATCAAACCGTATGTTAAAAAAATTATTGAAACCATGTTACTCACACGCGATCTAGCAGAAACAAATAAAATTTTTAACGAGACGTACGATGTTTTTAAGACTCTTCCTATCGAAGATATAGCATTTGTTATGGGAGTAAAGGGATATGAAAAATATGCCTCGCAATGCGATGCATTT